ATGGGAAGCGCAGTTTGTGGCGCTGAGGAAGATGGTTGCAATTCGGGAGATTGAGCTGAGGGGGAATATTGGCTGATGGTAGATATGATACTACTGTGGTACTTGCACGATTATTTATGCAGATATAGGCTGTGAATAATGCAGAAAATGGCAAGATTCGCGGAGATATATGAATAAATTGTGGATATAAGCCTATGTGAAAGGAGTGATGCACGATGAAAAGCCTATGGCCAAAGATAAGAAAGCTACTCGCTGCACTAAAACAGCGGGATGAAATATATTTAGTCAATCGCAGAATGGTATACAGCGAGAAACTGGGACGAACATGCGGCCTGCTGGAACTGCATCGGCTCACTCCGGCAGAGGAATACTACGAAGCTCATCCAAGGGCGAAGAAAAAAGAATGTGAGTTCGTGCAAGAGAAAGTCGATTCGTCGTTCAAGGAAGTTGATATCCTTCTGAAGCTCGTATCGATATATAAGGGCGGTGATGGATGATGACTAAAACACCGCATAAGAAAGAAAAGAAGTCGAGGAAGCCGACAAAACAGCAGATGGTATTTGCTGACAAGTATATTGAATTGGGTAGCATCGAAAGAGCAGCACTTGCGGCAGGGTATAAAGCGTCCTATGCAAAGGCCGGTGCGTACAAGCTGTTGGATATTGTCGGGGTTAAGCAATATATAGACGATCGCATGGAGAAAATCCAGAAGCCGACCATCGCCAAAGCCGAAGAAGTCCTGGAGTTCCTCACATCCGTCATGCGCGGCGAGGTGCAAGACCAATTCGGCTTGGATGCCCCTCTTTCAGAGCGGAGGGCTGCGGCGGTTGACATCGGCAAGCGGTATGCACTCTTCACTGACAAGAAAGAAGTAACAGGCGCAGTTCCGGTGGTGTTAGTCGATGACGTCACCGAATAAGGTATCACTACAAGGGATAATCGGCAAAGGTTATGCTGACTTTTGGAATTTCAAAGGTCGTTATCGCGTTTGTAAAGGGAGCCGCGCCAGTAAAAAGTCAACTACGACAGCGCTGAATATCATCAAGCGCACGATGCAGTACCCGCTATCAAACACGCTTGTTATTCGCAAAACTGCAAGTACCCTAAAAGATTCATGTTGGACTCAGCTAAAATGGGCAATTAACAAGCTGGGTGTAGGACGATTCTGGAAAGCCCGGCAGAACCCGCTGGAACTAGAATACCTGCCGACTGGTCAGAAGATTTTATTTCGCGGGCTTGATGATCCGCTGAAAATCACATCCATTACTGTAGATGTTGGCGTCCTCTGTTGGGGTTGGATTGAAGAATCCTATGAAATTGACGATGAAGATGATTTCAACCGCCTGGACGAATCCCTTCGCGGGGAACTGCCAGAGGGATATTTTATCCAATGGACCATCACGCTTAATCCTTGGGATAGAAACCATTGGATTAAAGCACGTTTTTTTGACGTCCCGAACCAAAATGTCCTGGCAAAAACAACAAATTATTTATGCAATGAATTCCTTTCCGGCGCTGACTTGGCTATGTTTGAGGAAATGAAACGCAATGATCCAGAGCGGTATAAGGTCGCGGGACTCGGCGAATGGGGCATAGCAGACGGCCAGTTCTTTGAATGCTGGCGTAGTGATTTGCATGTTGTTAGACCATTTGCTATCCCAGATGGTTGGCTTAGGTTCCGGGCAATGGATTGGGGTAGCTATCATCCTTACTGCGTCCTATGGTTTGCTGTTGATTACGACGGCAACCTTTGGGGATATCGTGAGCTTTACGGCTGGGGCGGCAAAGCAAACGTTGGTACAAAGGAGACTGCAGAGCAAGTTGGCGAACATATTGCGGCAGCAGAAAGCAAAGATGAAAAGATTGCCTATGCTGTCTTGGACAATGCTTGCTGGGCAAAGAGTGGCACGACCGGTCCAACAATCGCGGAGGCTATCAACAAAGTATTGTGGGAAAAGAAGCGTACGATGTTCATCGAGTGCTCTAAAGGGCGCGAGCATGGTGCCGAACAGCTGAGGGAACGGTTGATCGGTTACGAGGATGGCGACGGTAAGCAAGTGCCTGCGATAAGGTTTTTTTCCAACTGCATCCATACGATCCGGACATTGCCGATGCTCACACATGACAAGCACCAGCCGGAAAAATATGATACGCAAGGCGAAGATCATCCCGCAGACACTACAGTTTATGCTTGCCTAAGCCGCCCATACGCGCCGGAAGACCCGGCCAAGAAGAAGCAAAAGAAACGCGACAAATACAAACATGAGCAGTCTACATCATCATGGGCTGTTTAGGAGGGGAATCCATGATACATTTTGGAGTTATTGAGCACATCGATAAGAGCAAGACCGGCCTTTTTATTCGTGGCCATGCCAATTACGCAAAGCACGGTGCTGATATTGTATGCGCTGCAGTGAGTGCGATCGGGCAAACGGCAGCCATTGGCGTTGGGAAGTTTGATGATGGGGCGGCTATCAAGCATTGCCGAGCTGGTTATATATCGTTTGTATGTGCTAAGACGCCGGAAACAAAGGCTATTATCAGTACGGCGATGGCTGGGCTTAATGAAATAGCAAAAGAATATCCGGCGAATGTGAGGGAGGTCGTATGATTGTCAACGATAATCCATGTTTTAGGTGTATCCACAGGCCAAAAGACTTTCGCGACTCTCTTCCAGTTTCTGCAAGATGCTTTAGCTGTATAAGCCACAGCAACTTTGAACAGGCTGAGCCGCCAAAGGCAAAGCCGCCCCTTGGTATTAAACCACGTTGGCTGCTGCTTGAGCAACGCAATCGGTCAATCATTGAAGCGATGCACCGTAAGGCAGACGACTGTATGGACAAGGGGAGCCCGATGACGCTTGATCCTGAATGGATCATGGAACTTTTAGAGAACAACAAAGAACTCTTAGCACATTACAAACCGTGAGCAACCACATTGCATATAGAACAAAGTGGTTATTTCCAAAAAGGAAATAGCCAATGAGAGGATGAATTACATGGATAAAATTACAGCAGCAGAACAGCACACGTTTTTTAGCGGTGTTGAGTTTATGAAAATCAATTCGCCAGCAGCGGGGCTGATTGCTTCAGATCATAAGGATATTACGATAGTCCCGCGGATTGGGCCAAAAGGTGAGAGCATGTTTTGGCGATGCGCATGGAAAACGGTGTTGTATCGGTCGACGCCGGGGAAGAAATTGGGCTTGCAGTTGTGCCAGCTGATGCAGAAACAAAACCAGCGGAAGGGGAACTGTGATTATGAAAAAGTATATTGGCGTAAAGATGATCCAGGCAAAACCTATGAATTTGGGCGATTACAACAAATATCGTGGGTGGCAGATGCCAGCGGATGAAGATCCTGCAAAGGACGGTTTCTTAGTAAGATATGAAGATGGTTACGAATCGTGGAGTCCATTAACGGTATTTGATGGAGCATATCGGCTGATTAATGGAATGACATTCGGGCTGGCTGTAGAGGCGTTGAAGCAGAACAAACGAGTATGCAGAGCGGGATGGAATGGCAAGGGTATGTGGCTGCGAATCGTTGTACCAGGTGGCGATGGCAAAGAGTTTGATATGGGGATGCAGAATCTGCCTTATCTAGAAATGAAAACGGCAGATAACAAGCTTGTTCCTTGGCTTGCAAGCCAGACGGATGTCCTTGCAGAAGATTGGCAGGTTTTTAATGCATGAAGCTATGGGAAGCATTAGAGAAAAGCAACAAGGTAAGGCGCAAGGGATGGCCTGATATCGAAGAACACTTTAGATTTGAAGATGACAAGGCTTTTAAGGTCAACAGCACTGGTGAGGGAGAGTTCACCTTAATGCCGATTATTTACACGCGGGCCGACGATTGGGAGCCATACGAAGGACCGAAACCAGCAACGGAATTACAAAATAGCGAAGATCAATTAAAGTTTGCGCAGCTTTCGAAAATTGCTGATAAGCTAACATCTATTGTCGAGGATCAAGCAAAAAAGATTGACCGGCTTGAGAAAGCACAGACGGAGCACGAAAACACCTTAAAAGAGTGGTACAGGGATATACAGGGATTAAGGTTTCACCTTGCAGCCGATGAATGTAGGCGCAAATAAGACCAGAACAATCACAGCGAAATAAACCCAAATAGCCCATACAAAAAGTAATATAGGCAACAGAACAAAAACCGCTTAGAAACGATTCTAGGCGGTTATTTTTGTGCAGAAAGGGGGTGAGAAGTAGAATGTCAAGACATTACCGCGAACCCGAATCTATCGAAGACAGCATTATCGTGCCGAATGACGAGCTTAGACGCTACCGTAAATGGTTTAGGGCCGCTGTCGGCAAGGCGAGTGATTGGCGCGATGAAGCCCTTGAAGATTATAAATTTGTCACGGGCGAGGGCCAATGGAGCAAAGAGGACAAACGTTCCCTTGAAGATGCTGGCCGCCCCGCTATCACGATCAACAAAATCAAACCGCTTATCAATGTACTGTCAGGCTATCAACGCTTAAACCGGTACGACATCGACTTTCTGCCGCGCACCAACGACGACATGAGTTTATGCCAGGTGCGCAAAGGCATAACAAAATACATCATGGATCGCTGCGATTATGAGTATCACGAAAGCAATGTGTTCCTTGATGGTGCTATTGGCGGCGTTGGCTGGTTTGAAGTCAAATATACCTTTGACCAAGAGACAGGAGACGGTGAGGCCGAAATCCTCAAAGAAGACCCGTTTTCTATGTTTGCTGATCCCGAGGCGCGTAAGGCAGATTTTTCCGATGCAAAATTCATCATTCGAGCTAAATGGGTGGACAAGGAAGAACTCAAGCTCATTTACCCCGAACACGCTGACGCCATTGATCGGCAGCAACACATCTACGATATCGACGAAGACAAGGACGAATACGACGGACTTGAGCCTTTATGGTATCAGAAAGACACCAAGAAGCTGCGGTTATGCGAATGCTGGTACAAGGTAAAAGAGAATGAAACCTTCTTCTATCTGGCTGATGGTACGCATTTGCCAAAAGAAAAGGTTGGAATTGACATGTTCCTGTCCGGGCAAGTGGTTGGAACCAGGACATTCCCAGTCAATAAAGTTAAGATATGCGCCTTTTTCGACAACGTTCTCCTTGAGGATATCGATTCGCCTTATGAACATGGTGAGTTCCCCTTTGTTCCGTTTGTTGTATTCAACTTCGAGCAGGGCGACTTGCCGGCGGGTATCGTCCGCGATCTAAAAGATCCACAGCGCGAAATCAATAAGCGCCGTAGCCAGACGCTCCATGTGCTCAACACTTCATCCAATAGTGGCTGGATCGCAGAGGACGGCGCTCTTACTCCCGACCAAGAACGCCGATTGAGAACGATGGGTTCTACTTCCGGCGCTATTCTTCATGTAGCACCAGGCACAATAGGGAGCGGAAGATTAAAACGACTCGAACCGCCGAACCCGCCAGCGGCATTGATTCAAGCAGAACAGCAAGCACAGCTCGACCTTCCGGCTATTTCCGGTATCAATGAGGCGCTCATGGGTACAGACATGCCAGCGTCGACGTCCGGTCGAGCGATCGAACTCAAGCAAAAGCAAGCAATTACGCATATAGCACCTATGTTCGATAACCTTCGTAAATGCAAAAAGCGCATTGCTTATCTTTTATGGGGGCGGCGCGGACACAAAGGCATTATCCCTCAGTATTACACAGAGGATAAGGTTTACCGCATCGAAGGGCAGGGCGCCCCGAACTTTATCCGCGTAAATCAGCAAGTGCAGCAGCAAGATCCTCTCAAGGGGACGATCACTTCAACGCTCAACGACCTATCTCAAGGAGAGTTTGACATTGTAATCGCTGACACCACTGCCAGCAGCACGCAGCGGCAGGCGCAAATGTGGGGGCTGGTGGATGCCGTCAGCAAGTTAGGTGTGCCGGGAGATATGGTATTCGACATTATTCTTGATCTTTCCGACCTTCCAAACAAGGACGACATCAAAGCGCGCTGGCAACAGCGGCAGCAGCAGCAACAACAGCAAGCCCAAAGCCAGCAGCAAGCGAGCGCCGAAGCACAGCGAAAGTTCAACAATTCCATTGCATTCAAGGATGCACCGCTCTTTATTCAAGTGGCCATGGCTGCAAAGGATGGGCTTATCGATCCGGCATTTGCGCAGCGTGTCATAGAGCAGCAGCAGCGGCAAATGTTCCCGGATATCGCACAGCAGGTAGAAAAAGAACAGTTCGCTGCGCAACAACAGCAACAGCCCGCAGATGCATCACAGCAGCCGCCCAATCAGTCGCAAGAACAACCGCAGCAAAAGCCACAGACGATGACGCAGGCGGCCGCACAAAGCCTTACAGCTGGTCAAGCGCCAGCCATATAACAATGAAGGGAGGTGAAAAACATGCCAAGAGGCTCAAAAAAAGATCCATCCAAAAAAGTAGCAGCAGCACCTACAGAAGCTGCAGAAGCAGCAGAAGAAACCGGGCAGGAAACTGCATCTGCAGAAATTGCAGAACCCGAAGTACAAGAAATCATGGTTCCGGATCCGATTACACTTGCAGATTTTAGACAAAACCTTATTGATTTAGGCGTTACCTATGCGGAAAATATCAAGGAACGCCGTCTCGTTATGAATGGTGAGTGTTCTCAGTCTGTAGCACAGCTGACGCATTTATATGAGGTTCTATCCACCACGCAAGATAATTCAGACACAACAGAAAAAATTTGATTTCTCTAAGCCCGCCAATCATGTGCGGGCTTTTATATTGCCTAAAATTCGCGCCGACAGCGTCAAGGTCGTATGAATCGTCTTAGGACGTAAAAGGAGAACGAACATGAAAAACTTATTTGACTTGCAGTTATTTGCAGAGGAAGAAACCACAGAAGTCAGTACGGACCCGCAGCAGCAAGATGAAATTCCCGAAGAACTGGCCGGGTATGACGAAGACGTCCGCCGTGAAATCATGGCACAGATAAAGCCAGAAGATGAAGCACCCAAAGAAGATGAGGCTCACACAGAAGATCCACCCGCTGAAACTGACAGCGACAACAAAACAGTAGAGGATGTTCTCGACGAGCCGACCAAAGCGATTCCCTACAAACGTTTTAAAGAGGTCAACGACAAGGCTAAAAGCGCAGCGCAAGAAGCCGCCCAGCTCAAAGAACAGCTAGCTACATTACAGGCAAGGATTCAACAGCCAGTACAGCCGCCCGTTCAGCAGGTGCAGCAACCAGCGCAGCAGCAAATTCCGCAAGGCCCGCGTATCAGCCCAGAACTTGCAGCCAAAATCAATGAGATTGCATACAGCGAGGCATTGCAAATGTCCGGGCTTACCAAGGAAGAAGTCACGGCTCTGGAATACGCCGAAGACAATGACCCCAAAATACAGACTTGGAAAGGTGCTTTAGATTTTGCCAGGACACGCGCATGGACATCGGTTGATACGGAGTTTCGCAATAGGCAGTTGCAAGCACATACACAGCTGCAGCTTCACCAGCAAATCGTCAATGATTTTGAATCCTTTACGCAGGAACAGGAAAAAGAAGCCGACTTCCAGCAAATTCGCGAATATGCCGTCAATGATTTGTACAGCAAGCTCGCGCCGCTTGAACAACAGACAATAGCTGAAGCTTACCGGCGGGTAGAAAACAAAGACCGGTTCGCCGCAAGACGTCTATGTAATCAAGCAATATTTCAGTCGTGCGGCCGCAGATTACCGCAGTAACAACGCAAGCCAAGTACCACAAGACAAGCTCAAACAAAAAACCGAAAAATTAAAACAAATGGATAAACACCCGAAGGTAGAACAGATCTCCGGCACTTCAAGCGCTGGCGATGCGCTCACTGTTGATAAAATCGAGAACATGGTAAACACAGTGCCATGGGATAAAATTCCTCTTGATATTCGACAGATGCTTGTTCCCGGAGAAAAATAACCTCAGGTGTTCCTAATCGAAAGGACACGATAACATGACAAAATTCAAATTTAATTTACAGCTCTTTGCTCCAACAACCATTCCAGATGCACTAAAACAAAAGGCCTACGCGAAAGCTACATGGACGGCAGCCATGAACAACCTATTCTTCAACAAATTCATGGGCAGTGATGCAAATTCCATTATTCAGATTGTTGATGATCTCAAAAAACAGGCTGGTGATTGCGTAACGATTCCACTCTTGATGAAATTGAGCGGCTCGGGCGTAACTGGTGACAATATGCTGGAAGGTAACGAAGAAGCACTCGAATACAGGGACTTCTCGATCACCGTAGATCAGCTGCGCCATGCCGTTAAAATCAAAGGCAAGATGGAAGAACAGAAAACGCAAATCAAAATGCGTAATGATGCCAAGTCGGCACTTACCAACTGGTTTGAAGAAAAGCTCGACAACATGTTTTTCTCGGCTCTTTCCAGCACCCCGACACCTGGCCGCATCGTGTATGCTGGTTCTGCGGCAAAAGCTGAAAACCAGCTGACTGAAACAGATGTCTTTACAACGGAACTGATTGGCAAAGCAAAGCGCATTGCTCAGATGGATACCAAAGCTAAGATTCGCCCGGTTCGTATCAATGGTTCCAACCATTGGGCTATGGTTATCGATCCGTACCAGGCGCGCGATCTCAAGAAAGATGAAAAATGGATCAATGCACAGAAAGACGCAGCAAATCGTGGCGATGACAACCCGATTTTCACCGGTGCGCTTGGCATGTGGGACAATGTTGTCATCCACGAAAATGAACAGATCATCCGCACAGCAACTGGTGCAACAAATGCGATGATTGGACACTCGCTCTTCCTTGGCGCACAGGCAGGCGTAATGGCTGTAGCGCAAGATATCGAATGGAATGAGGATACCTTTGACTATAAAAATCAGGTAGGCTTTGAAGTTGGCCGCATCTTTGGTATTGCGAAATCGCAGTACAAGCTTGACGGTACGAACTTGTCAGACTTCGCAGTTATCAATGTCATGACATCTTCGAAAGCAGACTAATGACAGCAGGGGCTTCATGCCCCTGTTTTTTACTATAAGGGAGTGATTATTTGCTCACAATTACAGACATGATTAATCGGATACGGGCGGCCACGCACGACAAACAGGAGACCGGATATAAAGATAATGATGTGCTTTATGCAATTAATGGCGGCATTCGCTTTATCCGGCGGCTCATCAAAGATTATAAACCTTTGATGTTGGCGAATCCTCCGGTTGTAGGAACGCTCACCGCTGGGACAAATTCGGTTAAGCTGGATTTCGTTGCGACAAAGATTCTCGATATACGGATCAATGGCGAACGCATCCCTGTTACGGATCTGGCAAATATAACAGACATGACAAAGACCGGTACGCCATATGCCTATTATATGACGGGATTCGATAACATTAATTTTTATCCAGCGCCTGACACCGAAGCTCAATACAGCATTATCGCAATCGGCGATTTAAAAGAGGCAACGCTTACGGATTCGTCTCCATTCCCCAATGACTTTGATGATTTCCTCCTTGAGTATGCCGTTATCCGGCTGTCGGTGGGAAATGAATTTGATGTGTCGCAAGAAACAACTATTATGAGCAGCATCCTGCAGCAGATTCAAAACAATCTCATGGGTGATGGACAACCGATAAATCAAGTTAGCGGTTATTTTACCCCGTTACCGTATGATTACAATTGCATAAGGGGTGGGTGGTAATGCGCTTATCCAATAAACACAGCAACACGCAGGCGGTATCCTTTGCAGATTTTAAAGGCGGCTTTAATTGTACCTCGGCACAAGAAATGATCGAATCAAATGAGCTGGCGCAATGCCTAAATATGGATGTGGATACATCCAGCGGATTGCTCAAAGTGGTGGATGGCAACAAAAACATATTCACCCCGCCGGCAGGGACGAGCATCAAGTCATTGATTTACGACAAAATCAACAAGATATGGCTCGTGGTCGATATAAGCAACAAGGTATATACGATTAATCTCACCGCAGAGATTCCGGTGCTCTCAGCAACGATAGGCACACTCACAGGCGCATTATTCCCGGTATACGCGGCATGGGAAAGCGGTGTGCTAATTGCCAGCGGTGGCCATCTGCAATATTACGATGGAACGGCATTGACTACGCTCAGCGCTTCACCTGCAGTTTGCACCGAGGTTTACATCAAATCCGGCCGCGTGCTGGCCAACGATCTTACTGCTGGCAACGAATCCAATATTTATTGGTCGGCCACCGGTGACGAAACGACATGGAGTGATGATTCGAACGATGATTCCACCTCAAAATGGTTAGAGGTTGGTTATAAAGACGGTGGCAAAATCATTGCATTCGTGCCGATGTCGGCCGATGTACTGGTCATCAAGAATAATAAGTGCGTTTACCGTGTAACTGGAGAATACCCAAATTGGACAGTGGTAGAGATTAGCCGCAATGTTGATTGTTCAGCTCGGCTTGGCTATTACCCCGAGGGAACGAGCGTCTATATTCTTGGCAATGGTCGTATGCAGTATTTGGATACCAGTCAATTTTACGGCGATATCAAGGCGGCAGATGTAGGGACGAAGGTTTCAACAAAGCTTAGTGCTTTAGACCTCGACAACCCGCGCATGATTTACGTCCCGCCGCTCAATCAAGTCTGGATACCGCTGCAGCAAAGATATGTGCTCGTATATGATTGCACAACCAAAAGTTTTTTTCAGCGGCGATTTGTCCAAGAGGGGATCATCGATGTGGTCAGCGTTGGAACGACGATCTTTATCGTTCGCCCATCATCCATATGTAAGGTGGTTCCACATTTAGGTTACGACAATGGCGAAAAAATGATGTGGCGATTTGCCGGAAAAAGGTTGATATCCAGCGATGATTTTCTTCTAAAGCGCGCAAGTGTCAACATTACGCCGCATTTTGACACGTTGATCGAAGGGAACATCAAAGTGGGCGGCATTATGTTTCCCCTTCCTACGCCTTATATGGCCTATAGAGTGTGGCATAACTACTCACGTATATACCACAATCGACGGCATGTTATGGGCGCAAATGAGCGTTCTTATAACCTTTATGAATCTGGTCAAGACGTTTATGAAAACTTTCGAACCTGTTTATCACAATTATTCACCGGTATATAATCCGGCGGCTATCGCTATGGGTGACAGGTGCGTATACCGAAATAAAACGATTGCTGTTTCTGGCAGCGGCGAAGGATGTTGCTTCGTAATCAATAGTATTAATTTAGATGTTGCGGAGGTGTGACATGGCAGAATGGCAAGTAAAATGGCCGGTTGAATATTCAGCGGCTTCAGACGAAAGCATAGATTCTTGGGTGCAAAAACATATCGCGGAGATTGGCCGGATATATGAACTCTTGAATAGAGTAAGGCGGCTTGATTCTAAGGCGGGAGACCCGGACGATACAACGGGATATTCTTTTCACGTAGACAATATAACCGACACGCTTTATATGCGAAATCCAGCAAATACAGCATGGGTTTCTATTGGTAAACTTAACGCGGCAAAAGACAGGTTTATCTTTGACCGGGTCGTGGAGAATAACGGCGGGATCGCTTCGTTTCAAATGGGAAAACTAGCGGATCGACAGCGATAGACATTGATAGTGCAGTCTATA